CGGCACTTTCCATGTGCACGTTCACCAGCTGGAAGATCTCGCCTTCAGTCACTGCAGCAGCGGAAGAGCTGGAAAGGCGAACCTGTGCCAGTTCAATCGAGCCAACCGGAATCAAAGGCGGTCCGCCGGCATCGCCCCGGGTTTCGACAAAGCTGGTATGCTCTGTGCCCTGAATAACCGTAACGGCACCAGCGCTGTCACAAACGATACTGTTGATGATGTGTGTGTCGGTAACCGCCCTGGTAACCGAAAGACTCGACTGGGCTGCAACAGCCAATTCTTCGCCCGAAACAAAGGCTGTGAATGCTGCGATCGCAACCGAGTTGTTGCCAGATGCCGGGGAGCAGGCACCACCGGTAACCACACCATCAGCCCGAACCACAGGCGCAAAGCCGGCAGCCTGTGACCACAGCTCTTCACCGGATTCAAAGGTTTGCGCATCGCCAGAATCGGACAATGCAGTCATGGGAAAGGCGTTCTGCCCGCCTTCAAATTCGAGCAGCGCGTTGTCTGTAGACATAGGGTTTCTCCTGGTTTTCAAGCGCCACCGGGCGCGGGGTTTGTCTGACTGGAGGTGTTACTGGTAAGGGCTGGTATTGCTGGTTTCGTAAACGATCTGGAAAGTCACCAGAATGATCATTTCGTTCTGGCCCGGATCTGGGGAATCCAGAACCGAATCCGTGTAGCTGATGTGCTTACAGAGCCCGCCGAGGGTCTGATCGCTGGCCAGGGCATCATCAAGCATTGCCGCCAACATCTGATTACCCTGAACGCTGGAGTTGATGCTGTGGTCACGCTTCGCCATCTCCCCGACGTTGAGCGTCAGGGTCATTTCGTACTTCCGGTACTTCAGCTTTTCGGCGGTTTCGGAAGGATCCCAGATAACTCGGGCTGGCAACTGCTCTCTGTTATCCAACTGTGCGCCACGCTCTGCGTTCAGGCGGCCCGCGAAGGCCTGAACAACTTGTTCTCGAATGCTGTCTGGCATCAGTAGCCCCTAATAATGGCGTCGATTTCTTTTTCGAACTGCTGCATCTGGTAGATCGACATTCGCTCCCCGACCTCTTCTTTCACGTCAGTGAAAACCTGTGAGAGCGAAGGACCGTAGAAGACTTTGATCTGTCCACCCTGCGGGCCAGCCGTTGAGCGCCTGCCGGCAATTGCCAGGCGCCCTTCACTTTTGGGAAGCACGATGTAGAAGGGCTTTCCATTAATCTCGGAACTTCCGCCAAACCCCTTTGCGCCACCACTGGGGCTAACCTTTATCTTGATGCCACGGGGCGGAATTGGTGGAGGCTTCAGCCAACTGACTTTATCGCCCGAAATCAGGGAATTCGTAGAGAAGCGAGAAAGAAGCAAGCCGCGAGAAGGCGTAGAAACTTTGGACTGCAACTTTCTCTGTGAAGCATCGGTGATTTTGAGCAGGCTCTTCACATAGGCGGCATTGAGCCGCACCTGTTTGCGTATATCCTGGCTGGATTCAGTTCTCGCCTTCGTCGCTGTTTTATTCAGCGAACGGGCATGTGCCCGCCTTGCCCCATCCGAAAACTTCGCCAGCAGGGCCCGCACTTCCTGCAGGCTGGAGCGATCAACTTCAACTTGCATTTGCGTAGTGCCTCGTCACATGCCCGTCATCTGTGATCAGCCCATCCAGCACCCAATCGGTTTGTCCAATGGTTACCTTGTCACCACGGCGCGGCCGATCCACGTAGCTCTTCCGGATTTCGATCTGATTCCGGAACGTGGGCATGTTGGTTTCATACACCTGGCGCTGTTCCACATCGCGATCCAGAATGCAGCGGATCTCAAAGCTGGCACCCTGGGCATCGGTGTAAACCGCATCCACGGCGAACTGTTCATCAATGGCGGACTCAAGCCGGCCCGCCACTGAATCGAACTTGCTGGCCATCAGCTGCCGCTTTGCTCGTCGCCGCTTTCGTCATCGTCCGATGCGCTACCGCTGGCGTCTGGTGCAGCGCCAGAGGCAAGCACAGGGCGCTCACCTAATTCGCCATCGTCTTTGATCACGCGAACGCAGCTTTCATATTGTTTCAGCTCAGCAGCGGTCATTTCGCCTTTGGTGCCAGCTTTGATCACGATCTTTTCACCGGTGGATTTATCGCGGTCTTCAACCCGCTTGATAAACACCACTTTGGTTTTCTTTGCAGCCATGTCATTCACCTTTCTGGATTCGATTCAGATATGAAAAAGCCGGCCCATTTCGTGAAAAGGGCCGGCTTAGTTCAGGGTTTCAGTGCTCCGCTTACGGAGTGGGCAGAACCTTCGCACACAGGGTGGCGTCGATCCGGCGAAGAACCGGCAGCGGGCCGGATTGAGTCATGATGTACTCAACACCGGGGTCGTTGTCCGGCCAGTTCTTTGGCCACATTTCCGCTTCCTGGTACTGCGCGTTGGCATCCAGAATCGCGCCATAGGTACGCACGCCACTGGCGCCAGCAACACTGGCAACCACAATATGGCCGTAAGGAATGAAGTACTGCTTGTTGCCCTGGGCATCCTTGTACCAGCCCTTGTACTCCCACAGCTCCGCGCCATTTTCACGGAAGCGGCCAGCGTACGATGCATCCAGTTCCGCTGGCGCCATTTCCAGACGGGTCTCGGAACCACGGCGGGTTTCAGCCAGGTCCTTGAACTCTTCATCTTTAAAGGCTGCACGCAGAGTTCCGGGGCCAAAGAACACGTGGGTTGCCGGAGCTTCCAACAGTTCAAACCAATCCTGAAAATCCTCAACTGGCTTGGCAGTGGTCTGGTTCCAGGCACCGGCGCCGCCGGAGATATCAATAGTTAGGTTCGGGTCGCGACGGAAATCCAGCAGCTTCTCCGGATACTTCGGCCCAGAAACAACCACCTGGCCAGTTAGGAGCACCTGCGCCAGCATCCACTCTTCACGGCGACGGATCTTCTTGCGGTGAGTGGCCAGCAAATCCATTCTGATCGCGTCCGCCCTTTCCTCTGGCGTCAGCGGTCCGCTGAACCCTTCCCCGGGACGGCGTTCCAAAACACGATCGGGACTCACAACATCCTTCGGTTTCAGATAAGGCGGAATGAACTTCCGAAGTTCGCCTCCCGGCTGTTGGCTAACCTGGCCAGGAACATAGGGGCTCACGAACGGAGCCAGTTTGAAATCCTCATCCCAGGCATCAAAGGCAATTTCTTTGGTGCCAAAAGTCACGAACCCCGGGCAAAAGAGGTTCAGCAGGAACGGCATGAACGGATCCAGACGGCGGGTACCGTCCAGCAACTCAGTGGTGCTGTAGTTCATGGGGTGATCTCCTCAGATCTGGTTAATCAGGTGATGCTGGTAACTCAAGGCTACCGGGCGATCACTCCGGGGTTACAAGTGAGATAGGCGTGCGATCGAATGCAGCCAGTTGCTCAGTGGCAGTCCAGCTTGCGTGGAAGCTAACCGGCAACACGGCCGATCGCCCGGCCTCGCGGCAAATTCTGGCCACTGGCCAAGGTTCCGCTGTCGAATGCCACCAGGCCGCCCAAAATGAACGGCGCCGGCTGGTAAGGCACGTATGAAGAGCCTGCGTAGATATCAGACATGGTTGTTTCCTCTCGGTTAAAAACAGGTTCTCAAACCGCCCGCCAGTGGCGAGCCGTTCCGGGTTAGTGGACTTTCTTGCTTGCGCCGGTGGCTTTGGCGTGAGCAGCGGCCAACTTTGCACCGCCTTTGAGCTCTCCTCCCTCTTCGCCGGTAGCGGCATCCGCTGCGATTTCCGGCTGCTTGGTGTTGCCCATGGCCGCACTCAACAGGCCAGAAGGTGCAGCCGCGTTCTGTTCAGGAACTTCAGCAGCGGCCAGTGCAGCCTTGGCATCTTCCACAGACATCGTGGTTTTGAACGCCAGGTGTTGGGCCAGCTTGGTGCGGCCTTCGGCTTCGTCACACTGCAGGATGCCGGCAATGCGGGCCTGCTCTGTGGCGGCCGCATCAGCAGCCAGCTTGGTGGTATCCACGGTTTCCGGTTGCTCAGTGCTGGCTTCCGGGGCGGGTGCCGGTGCAGTGGCCGCCGGCTTCTTTGTGCTATCGGTCATAGTGCTAACTCCGATTGTCGTGGTGGTTTGGATGTAGTCAGAGAAGGCGGCCAGCATGTCGTGGCCATTGATGAGCTCGTCCGCAAATCCAACATCGATCGCGTCCTGCCCGGTATAGATGGCCGCCTCAGTGGCAAGCACATCCGATGCTGAGAGGCCAATATGGGTACCAACCATCTCCGCGAACTCATTGCGAAGCCGGTCTGATTCGGCCTGGAATCTGGCGAGTACCTGCTCAGGCAGGTTCTCGTAGGGGTTGCCATCCACTTTGAAGGCGCCGGAGTGAATCAACGTCACATCAATGCCGTTGGCCTTCAGCTGCTCTTCAAAGCTGGCATGCATCATCACCACACCCACAGAACCCGTCCGGGCGCTGGTGGTGGGGTATCGGTAATCGGTGGCGCTGTGCAGGGCCATGCCGGCACTGCAGGCCATGTCGTAGGAGATGGAAGCGATCGGCTTCTGGCCACGCAGCTCATTCAGCCGGCGGGCCGTATCAAAGCAGCCAGCAACCTCACCGCCCGGGGTGTCCATATCCAGGAGGATGCCGTTCACGGTTGGATCCGCCAGGGCTTCCTCCACCCGGGCAATGATCCCGTCGTAACCGGTCATTCCGGAATACGGCTGCAGGTGCCCGAACTTGTGAACCAGCGTGCCGGAAACAGGAATCAGGGCAACACCGCCGAGTACTTCATAAGGCCGGTTACGCGGCCGATCGGAGCCGAACGAATCCGCCCGCATCCGCAGCTTCTCCTGAGATTCAATCAGGCCGAACTCATCCTGCAGGCTGGCGATCCCCAGCCGTGGCGCCAACGCGCCAAGAAATACCCGGGCATAGCCAGGCTCCAGCAACAGCGGCTGATTCAGCACACGGGCTGCAATGTTCTGGTTTCGCATAGTTTTCTCCGGGCATTAAAAAACCCCGCCGGGGCGGGGTTCGTTGTGGATCTTCAGCTCAGAAGAACGTGGGCTGGGCGATGGATCGCGTCAGGGCCATGAGGCCGGTCTGAAGATCGGTCTTTCCG